CTTATGAGTGACCGTACCTATGGTGCTGAAGAAAAAGCGAAACTTGAAAGACTAGTAAACGAAGGTGTTACAGTATTACAAGAAATTGAAGACCTAAATGCAGGATTAAAAGATACTGTCAAAGCAGTAGCAGAAGAACTTGATATTAAACCATCAATGATTAATAAAGCAATTAAAATTGCACAAAAAGGTGACTGGGAAAAAGTTGCTGACGAATTCGACGATTTAGAAACACTTGTTGTTACAGTTGGCAAAGACAAGTAATGCAGAAGATAAAAGATTTTTGGATCAATAGTTACAAAAGTGATAAGGTTGCTTTTACATTCGAACTGATAAGTTTTATCTTTACAGTAGTAGCAAGTTTGACTTTGGCATTTAATGCTATAGATCCAAACATGTTAATTATATATCCGTTCTTCTTTGTAGGATCGGTTACACAATGCTACGCGGCTGTACGCAGAGGCGCGGCATGGGTTATGTTACTGACAGGATACTTTGCCGTCATTAACGTATTCGGATATGGAGTAGCAGCACTATGGTGGTAAAGCCCTATCAATGGTTAGCGTGGGTCAGCACAGCATGTTTACTAGTGGCCGCAACTCTAGCCGCTTTTAATGTTTATCCTTTTTATATATGGGCATTCATTGTAAGTAATAGTCTTTGGGTATTAATAGGTATCCTTTGGAAAGAGAACAGTTTAATAGTCCTTAATGCAGGACTAACCGTAATTTACATTGCGGGCTTGTTGTTTTAATAAGTAATAATAACGCCAATAGCAATAGCTAGGCATGTAGAAGGTTAAGTTGGCCATAAGCAACGAAGGAGATATATGAGTTACGTAGACGCACTATTTGATCGCGATTCTGACATAATCAGAGTTGTTGAACGCAAAGACGGTAAGAGAGATTACCGCGAGTATCAAGCAAAATATACATTCTATTACAAAGACGAAAGAGGCAAATATAAAAGTATATTTGGTGATCCACTTACACGAATTGTTTGCAAGAATACAAAAGACTTTAGAAAAGAAGTTGCTATTAACCGAGACAAAGAACTTTTTGAAAGCGACATCAATCCTATATTCCAATGTTTAAGTGAAAACTATCTTAATCAAGATGCACCTAAACTAAACATTGCATTTTTCGATATTGAAACAGACTTTGATCCAGAGCGTGGCTTTGCTGATCCTGCAGATCCTTTCATGCCTATTACATCAATCTCTGTATACTTACAGTGGTTAGAAACAATGATTTGTTTAGCAGTACCTCCTAAGACGCTAACAATGGAGCAAGCAAAAGCAGAACTAGAAGGCATTGACAATGTTATGCTTTTTGAAAAAGAAGGTGATATGATTGACACTTTCTTAACAATAATTGAAGATGCTGATATTTTATCAGGTTGGAACAGTGAAGGTTATGATATTCCTTACACTGTGAATAGAACAAGTCGTGTACTAAGCAAAGACGACACACGTAGATTCTGTCTATGGGGACAACTTCCAAAAAAACGAGAATATGAGAAGTATGGTAAATCAGCTGTCACCTTTGACCTCATAGGCAGAGTGCATTTAGATAGTTTGGAATTATATCGTAAATACACATATGAAGAACGACACACATATAGACTTGATGCCATTGGCGAAATCGAAGTTGGTGAAAACAAAGTCCCTTATGAAGGCACTTTGGACCAGTTGTACAACAATGACTTTAGAAAGTTCATCGAATACAACATACAAGATACCGCACTACTGGACAAGTTGGACAAAAAACTAAGATTTATTGATCTTAGTAACGAACTTGCACACGCAAATACAGTCTTGCTACAGACCACTATGGGTGCAGTTGCAGTTACAGAACAAGCGATTGTAAACGAAGCACATCATAGAGGACTACAAGTTCCTAATCGTAAAAAGTATGACGACGGTGCAACACAAGCCGCTGGTGCATATGTTGCATTTCCTAAAAAAGGATTGCACAAATGGATTGGCTCAATGGACTTAAACAGTCTGTATCCTAGTGTTATTAGAGCCCTTAATATGGCACCTGAAACAATCGTAGGGCAAATACGCCCAGACATCAGCGAAGCCCGTGTACACGAAGATATGACGCTTAAAAAGAAGAGTTTTGCGGGGTCTTGGGAAGGTCGTTTTAGTGTAGAAGAATATGAAGCAGTAATGAATCAAAGACGTGATGTTTCATTAACTGTTGATTTTGAAAATGGACAATCTGAAGTATACAGCGGTGCCGAGATTTATAAAATTATTTTTGATAGTAATAATCCTTGGATGCTTAGTTCAAACGGTACAATCTTTACAACAGAGTTTGAAGGTGTTATTCCAGGTATTCTAAAGCGTTGGTATACTGAAAGACAAGAACTACAAGCACAACTTAAAAAAGCAAAAGATGCCGGCAATGCAATTGAAATTGAGTATTGGGACAAGCGACAGTTGGTTAAGAAGATTAACCTAAACAGTTTGTATGGTGCTATTCTTAATCCAGGTTGTAGATTCTTTGATAAACGTATTGGGCAGAGTACTACACTTACAGGACGTACTATTGTTAAACACATGTCAGCAGAAGTTAACAAAGTTATTACTGGTACATATGATCATGTTGGCGAAGCAATGATATATGGTGATACTGACTCTTGTTACTTCAGTGGATACCCTGTACTAAAAGAACAAATCGATAACGGTAGTATTCCTTGGGATAAAGACAATGTAATTAAACTTTATGATCAAGTATGTGAAGCGGCTAATGAAACATTTCCAGACTTTATGATGGATGCATTTCACTGTCCGAAGAGTCGTAGTGATGTTATTGCGGCGGCTAGAGAGATTGTTGCACAATCAGGCTTATATATTACAAAGAAACGTTATGCGGCACTAGTATATGATATTGAAGGCTTTAGAAGTGACAAAGACGGCAAGCCGGGCAAAGTAAAAGCAATGGGCTTGGACTTGCGTAGATCAGATACTCCTGTGTTTATGCAAGAGTTTTTGAGCGAACTATTGCTTATGGTGCTTACAGATGTTCCACAGAAAGATGTACTAGATCGTATTACAACATTCCGTAAGGAGTTTAGTGAACGTCCAGGTTGGGAGAAAGGTAGTCCGAAACGTGCAAACAAAGTTGGACACTATCAGCGTCTTGAAGAAAAGCAAGGCAAAGCAAACATGCCAGGACACGTTAGAGCAAGTATTAACTGGAACACACTTAAACGTATGAACGGTGACAAGTACTCGCAAGAGATTGTAGATGGCATGAAAGTTATTGTTTGTAAACTTAAACAAAATCCATTAGGCTATACAAGTGTTGCGTATCCTACAGACGAACTACGTATTCCTGATTGGTTTAAAGAACTTCCATTTGATGATGCGGCAATGGCAGAAACTATTATTGATAACAAACTAGATAACCTAATTGGTGTGCTTAACTATCCGCTAGAAGATACAAAGCAACACACAACATTTGGAAGTTTATTTGAATTCGGAGATTAATATGAAAGTAGGATTTACATGTAGTACATTTGATTTGTTACACGCAGGACATTTAATTATGTTACGTGAAGCAAAAGAACAATGTGATTATCTTATATGCGGATTACAAGTTGATCCAAGCGTAGATAGAAAAGAAAAGAACGCACCTATACAAACTGTAGTAGAGCGTTATACACAACTAAAAGGTGTCGAATATGTAGATGAAATTATTCCATACGGCACTGAAGAAGACCTAGAAGATATCCTTAGTATGTACCCAATTGATGTACGCATACTAGGAGAAGAATATCGCGACAAAGACTTTACTGGTAAAGATATTTGCCGTAAACGTGATATTGATTTGCACTTTAATAAAAGAGATCACCGTTTCAGTTCAAGTGATCTTCGGAGAAGAGTTTGTGAATAAATTTATATTTGACGTAGACGGCACCTTAACACCAAGTCGAGGAAAGATAGATGAAAAGTTTTCACACTTCTTCTTTAACTTTTGCACACTAAATCATGTTTATCTTGTTACAGGTAGTGACAAACCTAAAACAGTTGAACAAATAGGCAACGCAATTTATAGTATGGCTATACGTGTATACAACTGTTCAGGTAGTGAAGTATGGGAAGGTAGTAGACAAATTAAAGCAGACGAATGGAAAATTCCTATGCATGTTAAATCATGGTTACAAGATAAACTAGAAGAAAGTAATTTTCCTTTGCGAACAGGTCTACACATTGAAGAACGATCAGGTATGGTTAACTTTAGTATTGTAGGTCGTAATGCTACAATGGGCGAAAGAAAACTATATGTTAAACACGATACAGAGATTGGTGAAAGAAATCTAATTGCTGATTTGTTTAATAAAGAATTTCCTGATCTAATTGCAAGACCAGGTGGTGAAACAGGTATTGATATTTCACCTAAAGGTTCAGACAAGAGCCAAATCATTTACGACTTTGATCCAAACGATACATTACACTTTTATGGAGACCGAATGGATCCACAAGGTAATGATTATCCTTTGAAAAAAGCGTTATGGGAAAGAGGAAATAGTTCTACTCACGAAGTAAAGGATTGGAAACATACATGGGAGTTACTTGATGCATATAATGCTGACAGGTCATAGAGGATACATAGGTAGCCATCTATTAAACAGACTTAAAAAGAATCACAGTATTGTAGGATTTGATCTACAAGATGGACAGGACTTGTATGATGTCGATCTTAAAGAAGAATTTGATTTAATTATACATCTAGCAGGTAAAAGCGGAGTACGTGAAAGTATTAACGATCCTGCAGGATATTGGCGTAATAACGTAGAAGTAAGTAAACGTCTATTTACACGTTATCCTGATACAAGAATATTGTATGCTAGTAGTTCAAGTGCATACGAACCAGATTTAAATCCTTATGCGGCTAGTAAGTATGTTGTTGAAGAAGCCGCAGAAAGAAACGTAGACACATTAGGTATGCGTTTTCATACAGTGTATGATCATAACCCACGTAAAGGTATGTTCTTACAAAAACTAATTGACGGAGAATTAGAATACGTAACAACTCATTATAGAGACTTTATTCACATTGAAGATTTATGTGATGCTATTGAATTGTTAATGAAAAGCAAGTATTCTGGTACAGTTGATATAGGATCGGGGAAGCCATATAAAGTTCAAGACTTTGCAGATCACTTGCCCATCCGCCTAAATACCCCATATGAAAGACAATGGACTTGTGCAAATATGGAAAGAATGAAGCGTTTAGGCTTTAAACCTAAATATGATATAGAAAAAGTCTTGACAAACAAGCCAAAAGATAATATAATAAAACTTGAAATAGGAGAAACTACATGAAAGACATTCTACAAGATGTTGTCGCACACACACATAACTTAGGTTTTCTAAGTTTAGTAAAAGTAAGTAACGACGAAGGTACTTCAATTGACGCAATGGCTGAAGATAGATCAGTTATTTTGTCTGCAAGTACACATTCACCAGTTGGTGAATTTGAAGGTACATTTGGTATGCCTAACTTAGATAAACTAAGTTTGCACTTAAAAAATCCAGAGTATCAAAAAGACGCAAAAATTGATGTTGTAAAAGCAGATCGTAATGGAGACATTATTCCAACGCACATTCACTTTGAAAATACAGCAGGTGACTTCCAAAATGATTATCGCTTTATGAACAAAGCAATCATTGAAGAAAAACTAAAAACTGTTAAGTTTAAAGGCGCAAGTTGGACAGTAACATTTCAACCAAGTATGGCAAGTATTGCACGTATGAAGTTAATGAGTGCGGCACACGCAGAAGAACCTACGTTTAACGTAATGACTAGAGAAGGTAACTTAATTTTTAGTTTTGGTGATCAAAGTACACACGCAGGTGAGTTTGTATTTCAACATGGTATCGAAGGTACATTAGCACACACTTGGAGTTGGCCTGTAGCACAAGTACAAGCAATCTTAAACTTAGATGGCGAGTTAACTATGAGCATTAGTGACCAAGGTGCAATGATGATTACTGTTGATAGCGGTATGGCGAAGTACGATTATATTCTTCCAGCGCAGAGCAAATAATGAATAAGGATTTAACAGCGACACAGAACGACTACGCACACTTTTTGCCGGCATTGAGCGGCTTCTATGCGACATATGTAGGCAAGCAACGCTTTCCTGATCCTGTTAAAGGTCCTTATATCGAAGATGCTCGTATTCCTGCTAACTGGAACAACGGTGTAGAAAGTCTTAACTATCTCAATAAGCAAGAAGGAGCGTTCACTTATAAATGGACACTCTATTCTGCAGGACATGCTGACTTAGATACAAATAAGATTGTACCTAAAGAAGATATGGTGCGTAATAGAGATAGGGCAAACACTTGGTTACTAGGTGACTCAGGTGGTTTCCAGATT